ATTTGTTCTACCATGTTTTAAAATATGATTTTTATCTAAAGTAGCTATTTCAAAACTTAAACCATAATCAACTCCATCTTCTTTATGAAAATAAAAACTAATTTCTTTTTGATTAGGATTATCAATTATTGCTATATTTTCAATAAATAAATTTTCAATATTATTATAACATTGTTTTAATTTATCATTATGTATATTTAAAGGTTCAACTAAAATTAATTTATCTACATCGTTATTTTTTAATAACTCTGTTAATTCATCATTTCCTTGATTTGCTCCTATTTGTACTACTACCATGAAATTTCCCAATCTTTAAAATCTGCTGCTAAGCAATCAATTTTATAATCTTTTCTACCGCCTACTATTTCTTGTATCCTATTTTTAGCTACATTACGAACGCCATTTAATCCGTGTGTTAATTCTAAATTATTACCATCTTTAATACCTTTTCTATAATTTGACTCATTGTGCCATATATGAAGGTTCATTTGTGATAATACAACTATAGCACGAATGGTCTCAGCAGTTACTTTACCATCTTGTTCATCTAATAAAAGCTGGATATCATGGGTTATTTCGGCTATTTCTTTAGCATATTCTTCTTTGTGTTCGGTAATAAACACTTCTTTGAGTTGAACTATTGATAATCTATCAACTAATTCACTTAGTGTGGGTAAATATTTTCTTTTATTCATATTGACTATCTCCTTTTAAAATTCTATAACTATCTTCTTCATAATGTTTTGTTGATATTTCAAATATTGTAGCTCCTTCTGTTAGTGCTTTTAGTTGATGGGGTTGGCCTCTTTCTAAATCTATAACATCTCCTTCATTTACTATAACCATTTTTGGTGTTGCGCTTTCAGTATTAACCCAATGATATTCAAATTGACCTTTAGCTACATACCATGTTTCTTTTTTAAGCAAATGGTAATGCATTGAAAATTTTTTATTTTCATTAAATACTAAGAGCTTACCACAGTATTCATCATTATTTACAATCCATAATTCATATCCCCAAGCTTTAGGGTGTAATTCACCTTGATGTGGTATTGGTTCGTATTTATGCCCCATTATAGTGTATTATAATAATTATTTTGTTTTTCCTGTCGTTCTATTGTTTTGGGATGATATAATGCCCAATCCTCTTCCATAGGAAGGTAAGCAAATTGCTTGTGCCCATCAAGTCTTTCGTGTACTTTATTTATCCACTTTATTTCAGAGGTGTTTCTATAAATACGAGTTTGAAAATCAGGCCAATTCACCCATCCTTTTTCGTTTACATTCCATCCCCACTTTTGAATGTGTTCTTGAGTTAAACCTTCTACAGTATTAACTCTTGCTACAGCATATAAATCAACTGCTGAATTGTGTTTTAGTATGGAGGGTAATTCTTCGATTAAGTATTGATGTGGAATCTCATCGGCATCAATTTGAAATATAAAATCACCATTACATAATGAGTTTAGGTGATTTTTATGATCAGCAAAATGATTATCAAAATCTTTACTATGCCATCTGTACTCGTGGCTTGCTACAGAATTAGCTCTTAGCCATTCTTCTATAGCTTTACTTCCACCCTTTGAATCGTATAAAATTACGATTTCATCTTCGGTTCGTTTTTTATCTGTAAGAAAATTAACTAAACGTTGTAATTCGTTTAGTTCATCTTTTACTGTAATTCCATAACTAATTTTCATAATTTATTCAGGTAACACACCAATATACGAAAGAGCATCTATAAAGCCAAATTTATCAAAATTCTTTAAAGTAGACATATCCATTCTAAATTGGTAGTATTGGTCTTTTTTCCCCGGAATAGGATATTTTTCCTTTTCTTCATCTTTTACAGGTACAGCTTGTACTGCTCCCCACATCCAGTTTGATGTTGACGAACCATTAGCAAACACCATACCTTTAGTAGGTTCATTTACCACCGAGGGCATCCATATTTTTCCATCTTCGTCTGTCCAAAATAGATCTTTATACAATTCAGGAAGTACTTCTATTTGTTCTTCATAAAATCTTTCCCCTTCTTTCATTAATGAATTTGAAATAAATCCACACCCGTAACACATATAATTTTTGATTTCGGGCGATACTTCTTGCATGTAACAGGCATCACTTTGTCTTTGACAAGGGCATATAGTTAAATTATCCATTTTGTAAAGTAGGTTTTTTAGGTAACTCAATTTTTTTAAGTTGAGGAAGCTTTAGTTGGACTTGTTTTGGAAATTCAGGTACATTACCCTCTAAAATATGTCCTATTTTTTCTTTCATTTTATCCCAACTAAATTCAGTTTTAGCTTTATATGATTGACGTTTAGCTCCATCAGTGTAGTTTTTATAATTTTCAAATACATCTTTTAGGTAGTGACCTACTTGGCCTTGATCTACTGAAAACCATTGGCTATCTTTTACTACCCAATCGTTAACTACACTTGGATGTACCGGGGTTAATTGGCCCCCCATCAAAGTAGACATTTGAGGGTCAAGAAAATCAGTATGACCACTCCAAGCAGTTGTTATAATTGGTTTTTTACATTGGGTAAATTCAAGTAATGGGCGTCCAAATCCTTCACCTTTAGTTAAATTAACCATAGCTTTTACTTTAGGATGATTATAAATTTCATTCATTTCACTATCTGTAAATTCACCGTGTAATAAATAAATGTTTGGTAAATCCTTAGAATTAACTGTTTTTCTGATTTGTTTAATTCTTTTAAGAATTTCTTCTCGATCAACATATGAGGCGCCAGCCAATATTGATGCTTTTAAAATTAAGGCTGGTTTTTGTTTTTTATTTTTAAATACCTCATAGAATGCTTTAATTAGTAAACCTACATTTTTTCTGTCTTCTCCGATGTCTCCTTGTAACCAGTGCCCTACAAATAAATAAGCAAATGATTCAGGGATAGAATTTATAGAATTAAATAAATCGTTTTTAGCATGTATTTCTATAAGTTTGTAAATATTTAAATCTACACCTTCAAATAAAACCTCTACTGGTTTTTTAAGAGCAATTGTTCTTACAACTTGATTTGTTTGTTGATTTCTTTCTTCAAATTTAGCATTTAAAAATACATCTTTAGTATGTTTTGAAGATACAATATTCAAATTCATTCTATTCAACCCATCAACCCAAGTAGGATTACAAACTGTAGTTTCAATACCTGCTGTAAATCCAATATTAAATTTTCCTACTGGTTGGAATTCGTTTGGGATTGTTACTTGAGCCCAAATTTCAGGTTGACGTGGGATCTGGCCATTTGGTAAAATGTGTTTAGTTAAAAACTCCCATTCGGGATTATCTTGAATAAATCCCCAAGGTGTTCCTCCCCATCTTTGAGGTAATATTTTTATATCGTACTTATCTAATTCAATTATAGCTTTTACTAAATCACGGCTACGATTCCCATAACCAGAATATGTGTCTATAGGGCAACTAATTATAAATAATGGCTTCATTAATATATTATTTTATGGTTTATAACTCTATTTGGGTGTGTATTTGCGTTGATTAATTCGAATTTCTCTCTAGGTTGCCAAGTAGCAAATAATTCATTAAAAGCATTTATTACTCTTTCACCTTGAATTTCACTTGTAAAACCAGCTTCTTGACTTAAAGCCCATTCTCTACCTTTTAATCCTTTAGCTTTACGTTCTTCTTTACTTAAATTATATATTACTTTTATTTGTTTAGCAGCATCTTCAGCACTACATAAATCATCCCAAATATATGGAGTTAATGGAGAACCTACAAGATTTCTACTAGTTGGGTAAACTGGGAAAGCCCACTCGCCGTGTTTTTTAATTGTACCTCTATGATTAGAAGGAAAATCAGCATCAAAGTCAATCCATTCACCATTCTCAAATTCAAAACGCATTTGGTCTTGCATACCACCTGTTACATTAGCTATAATAGGATTACCTACTAATAATGCTTCTGTTAATGATAAGCCCCACCCTTCATTTGATGTCAATAAAATTTGAGCATCTGAGCTGTTATAAAGTAAATTCATTTGTTCAGGAGAAAGAGGCATACTAGAAAATATGATATTATACTTATCATCATCTAGTAATAATTCTCTAACTGCTTCTAGGTCAGTACCTGCATCGTCTATCACTGCTGTGTGTAATACAAAAGCACATTTTTTAGCTTGTTCATCAGATAATGAATCAATAAATAATTTATACGCTAATAAAGAATCAGGAATTTGTTTACGACGAATATTTCTAGAGTTAAAAAATAAAACAAAATCGTATTTTTTATTTCCAAATAATTGTTTTTTAAATTCTATAAGTTGAGAATTTTCTTGTTCTAATGGCTTAAATATTTCGTGATTTAATCCGTGAGGAACATATTTTATAATTCTATTTTTTGCTTTATTGCCCAAAACAAGTTTATTAATATTTACTGTTTGTTTTGAAATCCCCATTAACAAGTCGCATGCTTCATAAAATGCTTTATTATAATGAGGGGCAGGATAATCATCCCAAATATTTAAATATGCTATTGGGATACGCTTTCTAATTTCATTTTCAATTTGAAATAACCAAATAAAATAACGAGGATCAGTAACCAACATTATAGCATCTGGTTTTTCTATTTGAATAAGTTGGCGGATCATTTCAGGATTCCCATACCCAGTAACAGGGTATAAAAATACAGAGCTATCAGTTAATCCTGTAAGTTCATTAGTATTAGGGGATAAATCAAATCTTTTACCTTCATCGGGATGATTAATTGCTCCTCCAATATTAACCCAATTAAAGTGTTGGGCTGTGTGGAGAACAATTTCTTTAGCTACAGTAGCTATCCCCGAATGCACACGAATATCATCGCATATTAAAAGAATTTTTTTTCTTTTTTCGGGGGGGAGATATTTAAAACTATTATTCATAAAAACTTTTTAAAATGTTGTGATTGTAATATATTATCTATTTTTTATATCTCCAAATATAATTGTGAGAACTTTTAATTATTTCTCTACAGCACTGCATAATACTAACATTGTTAATATTTAGTTTTTTTTTAATAGTTGTAGCACTATCCCATTCTTTAATAAAGTTACCTTGCAAATCATATTGAATAATAGGTTTTCGGGATTTATAATTTGGTTTATTAATTTTAATATTTTTAATTTTTTCTCCAAATCCTTCAGGTTTAGGTTTTGAATTAGCTTGACTTATCTTTTGTTTAGTAAAAACGCTTCTTTTAATTCCTATAGGGCCTTTATTATTTTTATTAGATTGGCTTATTTTTTGTTTAGTATAGGTACTATGTTTTCTCCCTAGACCAAAGCCTTGAGGTTTAGGAGCGCCTCCTAAAGGACCTCCTCCTCCTTTATTTTTGTTTTCTAAAACAAACCCCGATTGTATAAATTGTTCTATCCAATAGGATTCCCTGCGTTTCCATTTATCCTTTTTAACTTCTTCTATAATAACCATTTTAACAGATTCTTCTCTTTCAAATTTATGTTGTTTTTCTCTATTTTTTGGATTAATAGTTTTACCTACATAAAAAGGAATATTATCACCTTTATGAAGATAGTATATTTTTATTGTTTCTATATCGTTGTTTTGCTTTTTCATCTTCTTGTTTTTTATTTTTCCAATAATATTTTTTACTCCATTCTTTTTGGGCTTGAATTTTTTCATCCTTAGTAAGATATTTTTTAATTCTTCCCATCAATTATAAATATTATAAAACTTAAAAAACTAACAAAAAAACTAACAAAATCTAATCTTCTTTTTTAAGATTAATTAAATGAGAATGTATTTTTTTTCGATAAGATTCATCTGTTAAGTAAAGATGGATAGATCGGTCTGTTAATTTTTGTAGTGAAAATTTATATCTCACACATGAAATTTTAAATTCTTCAAACAAGTCGCTTTGCACCTTTACGCTTGTTAGTATTTTTTCTGCTTTTGTACTCATAATTTTTATTTTTAGATAACGTATATTTGAATATACATATTGTTAAAATTTTAAAGAATTGATTGTTTATTACAAAGATCAGATCTATTGTTAAAAGGACACCACTTGCAATGTTCGGATGGTTGGGGTTGATGATCTGTGTCTTTATGTTTACTAGCGGGATTAAAGCATTCTTCTATAAAATTTTTTACTAACCTAGCAGAATAATTCATACTATTTTTCCCGTCTGATGGTTTAAATGTTTGTATTCTTGATTGAGGAAATTCGCTTTGCTCCCAAATTTTACGTTTTACTATAAAAAATTCAATATTTATTTGTTCAACAGGGATATTATATTGTTGAGCAAAAAATCTTTTATAAAATAATAATTGAGATGTTTTTACTTTATCTTTTTTATGCTTATCACCCCAAGAACCAGTTGATGTTTTTATATCGTAAATATAAAATTTATTTGAGTGTTCGTTGTATAATACGAGATCGATATAGCCTTTGTATATTACGTTAGAAAAACGGGGTAAAGGCGAAACCACTAATGGTATCTCACATCCTACTAAGTGCCAATGTCTTTTACTAAAATATGCTCCTTTTTTCTTTTTAAGAAAATCTAATATAGCTACTCCGTCTTCATAAAATTCACCCATTTCTGCTGGGTCACTAAAATGAACTTTTTTATTATTTTTATAATCTTTTAAATAATTTTCTGAGAATCGGGTTTTGAAGTAAGTATTTAAGTCTATTTCATCGGCTGTTTTAGCATTATTTTCATATAAAACTGTTAGATAATGTTGAATAGCTTCGTGAATTGAAGTTCCAAAAGTCATATGAATTGAATAGTCTGTTATCCCATGCCCATCTCTATATTGTAATGCCCATTTTTTAGGACATTGATAATAGGTTTGAATTTGACTAAAAGATATAGTTTTTTGAGTAGCATAATTTATCTCAGAAACTTTATATTTTTTAATCTCTTTTAGTATTTGTGGGATTTTATTTGCCACTTAGAGTTTGTTTTAATTTTTCTAGATATAAAATACCATCATGAAGTTCTTCTTGGATATGTATAATCCAGTCTACTACTGATAAGTCAGTTCTATCTAAGTCAGTTCCGTATTTGTTTTACCAAATT